GTGTGAGTTGCTTGAATAATTTTTAATTTTGGATTGTTACCAATCATCCACGCAGGAAGTAAAAAAGAGGCAAACTCAGATTTTGTATGCCTGGGTGGCATATTCACAATGAGTCTCTTAATTTTTCTAGCTTTTAATTTATTAAATTTTTCTGCAATAATTTTATGATGGTACCCCTCTATGAAATCGGGCCACATGTGTTTTACAAAAGTTAGAAAGTCATCACAAATTTGAGTATGTTTTTGTTTTCGGTCTAATTGAACCAAATAACGTTTCAACTCGCGTCTAGTGTCTGGCGGCAGGTTTTCAACCTGTAATTTTTTTATAATATTTTTTATATCAAGCATAAGTTACTCTTATGGTACCAAAACGTTTTTTAACCTCTCTAACTGTCTAAATCAACATAATTTATACATAAATTAAGTTACTTAACTACATCATAAGGATTTAAGGTACTTCGTGCTTTACTTTTTTGGGATTGGACTTGGTACCTCTATGAAGTTGCGAGGGCGTGTCGCAGAAAGCAACACGCCTAAATTGATTACTTACTGATCTTCTCTTTTAACTTATCCATTTCAATAGTTCCTAAATGCTCGTTCATTAATGAGTGATCTCCACTTGTATTTAATGGGATATCTTTATTTGAACCATTGTTATAAACATTAACTAACTCAATAGATTTCATGTGGCTTTCTATTGATTGAATTAAATTCAATCTAGTCGCATGATATTGGTTCCATTGTTGATCTTTTTTATTGCTCATACTTCCTCGCTTTCTATCTTGTAACATATGGTCTAGGTTAATCATTTAACCTCTCTTTCTTTGGCTTTCATAAATGATTTAGTTAATTGCTCGTTTTTAAATTGTTCTATATCTAATTGTCTTAATCTATGCTCGGAATATAAGAACAAACTAAATCCACCAACAATAAAAAACAATCCAACATATAAAAGAATATTATACATAGGCAACCTCTAACAAACTATCATCATCTTTGTCATCTTCCTTTTGGATAGTTCCAATTAATTTAGTTCCTTTAAGTTCTGAATATTCTTTTGTACTTGACGCAATATCAAAGCCATTATGTTTACCATTATACCCCTCACAATTTCTTGTTTCATTACATTCAAGATATTTGTTAAAAGCCTCATCATCATCTTTTGCGATAACTTGAGTTTTAACAACATAGGTTACTTCATGCTCTATTTCAAAAACTCGCTTTCCGATATCACTATCGGAAAGCATTAAATCTTTATCAATCATTATGCCACCTCGCTTACTACATTAATTGGATTTGTTGCTTTTCTCCATTTATTGCCATTGTCATTAGGTTCAGCGTTTAAATCCCAATAGACAAAAATGTCCTTGCCACCAGCTACAAAATGCTTTCCTTGTGTATCTGTATTTGGCTTTGTCCATGTTCCTTGTCTATTAATTACCTTGCCGTGTTTTTTAGCAAAATAAGAAATAACAAACTTTGGATATTCATTTAGTAGTTGTTGTATTTTTTCTGCTTTCATATTTCCTCGCTTTCTATCTGGGATTATATGTTATATAACCCCAGATGTCAAGACTTATTTATTTACTAGGTAAAGATAATAATGCTGTTGGTATATCCAACTTGATATTGGCTGTACTCATTTCTTTACTCAACTCGGTTAATGTCGGTTGAATATGACTGCCTGTATGTAAGATTGTTAAGCAACGCTCACGCTTATTCTCTAAAGCGTGGTACAACTTATGCTTGCTTCTAATAAATCTTTCTGCTTCTTCATAACAAGCGTCCTTGATTGCTTTCACAACATAAGAAATAGGGTTGTCTTTTTTAACATCTATATCTTTAATAGATGTATCTTCCCACTTTCTTACTTTACTTAAACGATCAAACTGATCTTTGATATCATCGGCTATTTGATTTGCCTCAAGCGTCAAGCCATGTTCAATACTAGCTTTGCGATCTTGAAAGTCTTTTAACTTATTGACTTTCTTTGCAAGTTCCTTGATCTTACTTTCTAAACCAAGTTCTTTAGCAAAACTACTTCCTTTCTTATCAACAATGACTTGAGCGTCTTTGTTGATTTCACTTTCTATCACGTCCTGTTGTTTATCAAACTTTTTATTAGTCAAGTCCTTATAAAACTCAACGTGATCTTTTCTTAATGGTTGCATATTTGTCCTCTCTTTCTATCTGGGATTATATAGGAATATAATTAAGTGTCAAGCCCTAAAATTTTTATTTATCGCTTGACTTCTACTCCCATATAATATAAGATATGAATAACAAAAGGAAAAAAACATGCTCAACTCAAACACTATACACTTAGAAAACTCAAACAGACAATTAAGAATATTAGATGTTATTACTGTCTTAATGGCACAATCAACTCAATTGATTGACATAGTAAATAAAAACCAAAAAGAAGTTAATAGATTAAAAGAAGAATTGGAACAGTTAAAAACTCATAGTGATAATGCAACGGATCATATAAAGAATTAACGAATGGGATTGTTAGTGGGAACGTATGCCCACTACTGATCCCTGGTCTATTGGTATCGTTCAAGGCGCCGAAATTGGATATACCATTTGATGATTTCCATCATATCAATAGACCTGGGATCACTGATCCCTGATCCAATAGTTGTCGATTCGTGACAATATATGCATATAGCTGTTGGATCTGGGATCAGTTGCAATCTTTGGTACTGTCGCAAGATAGGTAATACCCAAAGATGCTGATCCCTGATCTAGTAGTTAGTAAATAACTAGTAGCGTATAAATAAGCGAACATATACGCCTACTGCTAGATCTGGGATCAGGAATTAAGCTTCAAGCGTCAAGCCGCAAGCAAAATAAAGCTTGACATTAGATCTGGGATAATATAAGATATCCCAAACAACAGAAAGAGGACAAATGAGTACAAGATCAAATATAGCAATAGAAGATCCAAAAACAAAAAAAGTAAAAGTTATATATGTACACTCGGACGGCTATCCCTACGGCGTAGGTCATATGCTAGTGGACAATTATAACAAACGCGATCTTGCAGAACTATTATTTAATCATGGTGACGCCAGTTATCTGGATGAAACTATTGATCAATGTAGTTTTTACGGTCGCGATTGGGATAGAAAAGAAGATCCTGCTAAGACCTATCGAACTGAATGGTTATATATGAACTCTATGGTTGGTAATATCCATATTGAATACATTTATATATTTAAAGATAATAGATGGCATATATCAACTAATAAAGTAACCACAATGAAAGATGGTTATGATGATGGTATGTTAGGCTATTATACTAAGTTTGAGCCAGTAAGCTTGAACAAGGAATATATCAAATACAAAGACAAACACGACAAACACGCTGAGGTTAAGATGATCTCGCAAATTGGTAAACTATTGTCTGGAAAGTTTCCAGCTGATGATATCGAGATGCAAGGCGCTGCCATGAAGAAGAAAACAAATTAATGTATAAAACTGTAAACTGGAAGACCGGGCCCGCAAGGGCCCGATACAACCTAGAGTTGAAGAATAAAAAAAATAAAAAGTCACAAGCAACAAGCCGCAAGCCGCAAGCTTCAAGCAACAAGCGCTTGACAAAATAGGATTATAGGATTATATAAGACTCATGAATACAGAAGAAATTAAAAGAAAAATTATTGAAATATTAAATAAGTATTATTTACATAAATATGACAATCCAATTCAACAAGATTTAGAAGATTTACACGACTCTATATGAATTTAAAAGAAGCTAAAAAAATAACCGGCGGCCTAAGCTCCCCATCTAAAATGCCGGGCTATGCATATAACCTGCCAGCCTGGGAATGTGTGACTGGTGTCAAGCTGCAAGCTGTGGAAGGCTCAGTCTGTTCAGGCTGCTATGCCATGAAGGGCCGATATAGATTTCCAAATGTAAAAGATGCGCTCAACCGTAGGTTGAATTCTTTAACTCATCCGCAATGGGTGGAAGCGATGACAGTACTTGTTACTCACTACAGCCTGAAGGTGCCATTTTTCAGGTGGCACGACTCTGGAGACCTTCAGGGCGCTGATCATCTTAAAAAAATTTTTGAAGTTTGTAACGCCACACCGGCCGTCCAGCACTGGATGCCAACTCGTGAGGCTAAGCTCTTGACGCTGATGGATCCAGCTGTGGTCCCAAAAAATTTAATAATTCGTATGTCCTCGCATATGATTGACCAGGCGCCAGTCAAGTTCTGGCCCCATACGTCAACTGTAGTAAGGG